AAGAAGCGTTGAAAGAATATGGCAAGACATTAACAGAAGATCAAAAAAGGCAAGCACGTTGTCATCTTATGACAGTAAGAGCAATAAAAAAGTTTAACGAAAAAATTAAATGAAAAGAGTAATTGAGAGAAGCAAGCCTAAAAAGATGATTTTTCAGACGCTGGTACAAGACTACTTTTTAGAGAACCCTAAAGTGGATAAAGCGGTAGTAGAAATTAAGCAAGATAAATTAACAAGAAGTCAGGCTCAAAATGAATTGTACTTTATGTGGGTTGATGACTACATTAGGCAGGAGCTGGGCTACTCCAAGCAGGAAACGCACAAGGCTTTAGTTGAAGAATTGTTAGGGTATGACATTACAACTGGTTTGAATGGAAAAGAGGTTACAAGTTTGAAAGAAACTAAGAATATGAAAGTGGCTGAGTTCTCACGTTACTTAGAAGAGGTTGATAGATTATCAGCAGGGCTAGGCATTATGCTGCCTCACCCCGATGACCTGTATTGGAAAGCAATGGGAATTAAAGCACCATGATGCATTCAATGGATGAGTGTTTAGATAAGTTGAAAGCGATAAACAAGATGGCTATTCAAGGCGTGGTTAATTCTAAAGGAATTGAAGAAAAAACCCAGTTTGAGAGTATCGCATTTGAAATTAATTATTTGATAAATGAAACAATAAGTGAGGCGACAAAGGAGAAGGAAAAGTGAACCCAGAAAAACACAAACGCTATCGCCTGGACGATGGCACATTAATTAGCGCTTTAGAGTTATCTAAAAAATTCCCTGATATGTCGCTAAGAACAGCAAGGACTCGACTGTCTCTCTACACTGATCCCAAGAAAATATTTAAACCAAAACAGGTACGAAAAAATATACCCAGCCAGAAGAGCTACAAGCTCAGATGTATATATAGCCGAGGAATGTTCGATGAGATGCTGTGCCTAGTTTTAAAGATGAAAGGAAAAACAGAATGAAAAAAAATAAAGGTGGCAGGCCAACTAAATACAATGAAGAGATTCAGGCTAAAGCAGATGAATATTTAGAGAAATGGAAACAACACTTACTAAGTTAAGCGCTATTAAGCGCAACCCAAACAACCCTCGCAATCTTAAAGAAGATAATTTTAAGAAACTAACGCAGTCGATAAAAGACTTTCCGCAGATGCTAGAGATACGCCCTATCGTGGTCAATGATGACATGATGGTGCTTGGTGGCAATATGCGCCTAAAGGCGTGTAAAGAGGCAGGACTAAAAGAAGTGCCTGTAATGAAAGCAAGCGACCTAACTGAAGAACAACAGCGTGAATTTATTATTAAAGATAACGTAGGCTTTGGTGATTGGGATTGGGAGTTGCTACAAGATGAATGGGATTCTGATTTATTAGATGAGTGGGGCTTGGATTTAGAGTTTGAAACACCTGAAGATGATAACGAAGGTCTAACCGATGAAGATGATGTGCCAGAGATACAAGAAGAGCATATTTCTAAACTCGGTGATATTTGGTTATTGGGTGAGCATAGGTTGATGTGCGGTGATTCAACAAAGAGTGAAGATGTTGGATTACTGATGAATGGTGAAAAGGCGGACATGGTATTCACAGACCCACCTTATGGTGTTGATTATGATGGTATTAATAATGACTCAAGAGATGGGTTAGCAAATTTATTAGATAAAGCATTTGAAAATTATTCAAAGTTCAGTAACGCTGGTGCTTCTGTATATTGTTTTCATTCTGATAGATGTGCTGATATATTTCACGAAATATTTAGACAATACTTTCACTTTTCATCAATGATTATTTGGGTTAAAAACTCGTTAACATTATCACAAACGGATTATCAAAGCCAACACGAACCTTGCTTATATGGCTGGATTAAAGACGGAACTCATAACTGGTATTCAGATAGGAAGCAAACATCAATCTGGAATATTGATAAAGAGTCGGTCAAAGGACATACAACACCAAAACCAGTTGAAATAATAAGCAGAGCAGTCACTAACAGCTCTAAAGCGAAACAATTAGTTTTAGACTTATTCCTTGGCTCTGGCTCAACATTAATCGGTTGTGAAAAGAAAGGTCGCAATTGTTACGGAATGGAATTAGACCCAAAGTATGTAGATGTGATTATTAAAAGATGGCAAGACTATACTGGCAAGAAAGCAATACACGCTGAAACTGGTGATGAATTTGTAGAGCTAGAGCCTTACACAACCTGTCAAAAATGAAGAAACTTACAGATAAACAATTTTGGTCAATATTGCGTGAAGGTGCTGGCATATATGGGCGTACAGTGCGTTTAATTAAGAAAGAATACGATATAGACATAACAAGGCAATCGGTGCGAGAAAGGGCAATGAAGCGCCCAGACGAAATAAAAGATATTAAAGGACAAAATATTGATATTGCTGAAGAGGGTTTACATTCCTTAATGCGTAGTAAGAATGAAACTATTAGATTTAAAGCTGTTCAGTTTTATTTAAAGACAATAGGTAGAGATAACGGTTATGTTGAACGTCAAGAGTTAGAGGTTGATGGTGATTACAACTTAATTGTGGAATTTGTAGAGCCTGAATGAATGTACAAGTTCCACACATCTTTAAACCGTTATTTACACCAAGTCGCTATAAAGTTTATTACGGTGGCAGAGGTGGTGGCAAGTCATGGGGATTCGCTTTGTCATTATTGGTTATGGGCGGTCAGAAGAGGATGAGGATATTGTGTACTCGTGAGATTCAAGGTTCGATTAGGGATTCTGTGCATAAGCTGCTAAGTGACTGTATTGATAACAATAACCTTAGATACCTTTACAGGGTTACTCGTGAGGGCATCTATGGCAAGAACGGTACAGAGTTTATTTTTCATGGATTAAAACACGACCCTCAAACTATCAAATCACTTGAAGCGGTGGACGTTTGTTGGATTGAAGAAGCACAGCGTATTAGTAATGAAAGTTGGGATGTGTTAATTCCTACCATTAGGGCAAAAAATAGTGAATTGTGGTTGAGCCTGAATGCGAACTTAGAGACTGACCCTACATACGTTAGATTTATTAAGAACCCAAGACCTAACCAACTGACAGTCAAGGTTAATTATTGGGATAACAAGTTCTTTACTGACGAATTAAGAACAGAGATGGAGTATCAGAAGGAATTAGATTATGACGATTACCTTCATATTTGGGAAGGCGAATGTAAACGTGCCTCAGAAGCCCAAATCTTTAAGAATAAGTACGTTGTTGAGGACTTTGACTCGCCAGTAAGTGTCACCTATTACTACGGCTTAGATTGGGGATTCTCACAAGACCCTACAGCGATATTAAGGTGCTTTATTGTGGGTGATGATTTATACATAGATTATGAAGCAGGTGGTACACAGGTTGAGTTAGATTTAACGTACAAGTTGATTGATTCTATACCCAATGCTAAAGAACACATTATTAGAGCAGATTCAGCACGACCTGAGTCAATTAGCTTTGTCAGAAGGCAAGGTTACAAGATAGAGTCTGTTCATAAATGGTCAGGCTCAATTGAAGATGGCATTGAGCATATCAGGAGTTTTAAAAAGGTACATATTCACACACGCTGTATGGAAACAGCGAGTGAGTTTGTGAAATATAGTTACAAAATAGATAGATTGACAGAAGATGTATTGCCGACAATAGTTGATAAGCATAATCACTATATAGACGCATTGCGTTACGCACTTCAGCCAATGATTAAACGAAAAGGAAAGCCAAAACTGGCGAGAGTTATAGGAGCATAACATGGGAATTGAAAGTAAACATCCGTACTACGTACAAGCGAGCAACCAATGGTCAAGAATTAGAGATTCATTTGATGGTAGTGATGCTATTAAATCAAAAGGGGTGGATTATCTACCTAAATTGAGCGGTCAAACATCTGACCAATATAACGCTTATAAGCTAAGAGCGGTGTATTACAACGGTATTGAGAGAACGGTAAAAGGTTTGATAGGTGCGGTTATGAGAGTTGAGCCTATTATTGACGTGCCGCCTAAAGTAGAAGAATGGCTAAAAGATATAACAGGTACTGGTATTTCATTAAATGACTTTGTAGGTCATATGTTAAGTGAGCAGTTACTAACTGGTAGACAAGGTATTTTGATTGACCGCAATGAAGAGCGCCCTTATTTAACAGGCTACACAACAGAGCAGATTACTAACTGGCTTGATGATACGATTGTATTACAAGAAACTTACCGCAAGATAGACCCGAAAGACCCGTACAAGTCAGAATACGATATTCAGTATCGTGAACTGGCTATTAAAGATGGTGTATTTGTTGTTAGCATTTGGCGTAAAGATAAAGGTGGCTGGAAGATTGTAGATGAGTTATTCCCTACAATGCGAGGTGATGGACTAGATGGAATACCGTTTGTTTCTATTAGTGGAGATGGATTTAACCTAGAGCCTAGTATTCCTGCTTTATTAGGTCTTGCAGATATGGGTTTATCTTTA